GCGACTTCAACCGGGCGATCAACGATCACGATATCACCGGCGCCTCCGGGCTTTCGCGCAACGAGGCGCGGGATATTTTGAGCCGCTTCCTCCCCAGGGCGGCCGACTTCAAGGCGGTCGCGGCGCGGGTCTATGCCATCAACCACCAGACCCTGCGCACCCTGTTCGATGCCGGCCTGATCTCTCGCGATCAATTCGACGCGATGATCGGCAAGTACAATTATTACGTCCCGCTGCGGGGCTTTGCCGAAGGCTCCGAGCATGAGGACTCGCTCGCGCGCCAAGGCAGCGGCGTCGACGTCCGCGGCAAGGAAACCAAGCAGGCGTTCGGCCGCAAGAGCGAGGCCGACAGCCCGCTCGCCTATGTCCTGATGCAGGCGCAGCTCGCCGTCGTCCGGGCAGAAAAGAACAGGGTCGGCAACACCTTCCTGAAGTTCGTCCGCGCCAACCCGGATCCGGAGCGATGGGTCGTCGATCGACCGGAGACCGTCCAGACCATCAGCAAGACCACGGGCTTTGTCACCAGGGCGGAAAACAACCTCTCCCTGCAAGCGGATAACGTCTTTTCGACCAAGGTGGACGGCCGGGAAGTCAGGATTACCCTGAAAGGGCCTGACGGCCTCAACCTGGCGCGGGCCTTGAAGAACATGGGCACCGCCAATGTCCATTCGCTGATCCGGCTGGCCGCGACCATCACGCATACGATGGCGAAACTTTCGACCGCCTGGAACCCGGAATTCATCGTTCCCAACTTCGCCCGCGACATGGGGGAAGCGTTCATCAACCTGCAAGCGCAGGAGCAGCGCGGTTTCATTCGGAATTTCGGCAAGCACATCCTGCCGGCGGTTCGTGGCTCGATGGCGGCGATCGCCGGGAAAACACCACCGCCCGGCTCCAAGCTGGCGCGGTATGTCGATGCGTTCCACCGCTTCGACCGGGCCGGCGGCCGGGTGCGCTTCTTCGGTTTGGATGACGTCGACGACCTCAAGGGCAGCGTCGAAAGCAAGCTGAACCGGCTCGGCGGCGGCTTCATCAACGGGGCCAAGGACGTCGCCGAAATGGTCACCCACGGCTTTGAGGCGGTCAACGGCGGCATCGAGAACGCGACGAGGCTGGCCGCCTTCATGGCGGCGGAAGACGCCGGGATGTCGCAGGCTGACGCGGCGATGCTGGCGCGCAACCTCACTGTCGACTTCAACAAGAAGGGCGAGCTCGGGTCTGCGATCGGCGCCCTCTACATGTTCGCCAACGCCAGCGCGCAGGGCACGGCCCGCATGCTGAAGTCGCTCGCCAACCGCAAGGTCCAGCACGCGGTATTCGCTCTCGCCATGGCCGGCGCGGCGGCGGCGCTGCTGGCGATCGCGGAGGGCGGCGAAGACGACGCCAAGACGCCGAACTACCTCAAAATCCCGCCATGGGAGCGCGACAAGAACCTGATCTTCATGATGCCAAACGGCTACTACGGCAAGATCCCGCTGCCCTATGGCTTCGCGCCGTTCGCGGTCATCGGCGCGCATCTGACGTCCGTTTTGATGGGCAAGGAAACGCCAGGGAAAGCTTTCGGCGCCATCATGTCGTCGGTGCTCGACGCCTTCAACCCGCTCGGCGAAGAGGACAAGTGGACCACCGGCGTCATGCCCTCGGCACTGCGCCCGGCCGTGCATATCGCGAGCAACCGTAACTGGACCGGACGGCCGATCTATCCCGACGAAAAGCCGTGGACCAAGGGTCTTCCGGACTCGTCGCAGTCGTTCCGCACCGACAGCACATTCTCGAAAGAGGCCGCCAAGAAGCTCAATGAATGGACCGGCGGCAGCCCCTACAAATCGGGCAGCCTGATGGGGCTCGACACCGACATCCACCCGGGCGTCATCGATCACATGCTGCAATCGGTCACCGGAGGCGTCGGCAAGTTCGGCAAGGGCTTGGTCGAAACCCTGATTGCCGGCGTGCGGGACGGCAAATGGGACATCGAGAACACGCCGGTCGCGCGCCGCTTCGTCGGGCGCGTCGGGGCGGCGGCCGATCAAGCGGCCTTCTATGACGCCGAGCGCGCAGAGAAGGAGCGCCAGGTCGAGGTCGCAGCCGCCCGCAAAGGGCTGCACGGTCCGGACGCCGCATCCGCGGAGAAGTTCATCAAGGACAACCCGGCAGGGCCGGCCAAAGGCGCGTTCAATCACGCCGACAATCGGATCCGGCGCGAGCGCAAGGATGAAGACCGGACCGCCAACGACCCCACGCTTTCGGGCGCGGAAAGAACGCAGCGGATCGATGCGATCCACAAGCGAATTCAAGACATCCAGAACGAAACCCGCGCTCGCGTAGCGCCGAAATAGGAGAGACTAGTGGAACAAGGCATGAGTGCAAGCAATGCGGTCGGCGACGGATCGATGGGCGTCGTTCAAGGCTCGGTCAGCCCGGGCTACGCCACCAACACCGTCCAGCTCATCACGCTGGATACGACCGGCGCGCAGAAAAGCTCCAACGAGGGAATGAAGGCGACGTTTTCCGCCGCCCTCGCGACCTTTTCACCGGCGGCCAATGCGACCGACATCTTCGGGATCATGGGGTCGAACACGAAGAAGATCCGAATTCTGCGCATCGCGATCTCGGGGCGCGCGACGGCCGCAGCGAACATCGACGTCACCAACGTCAAGCGATCGACGCTCAACACGGGCGGCTCGCCGACACCGATCTCACCCGTCCCGCATGACAGCGCCGACGCTGCCGCCACCGCGGTCGTGCAATCCTATGGGGCCAACCCATCGCCCCTTGGAGCCGTTGTCGGCACCAACGGCATCGTGCGCGCGGTGCAGAGCAACGTCTCGCAGGCTGGTTCTGGCGGCGCGGCCTCGCCGTTCGAGCATGATTTCGGCTGGGTCAACGACAAGGCGATCGTGCTGAACAACGCCAACGAGGGGTTCTATTTCAACCTCAACGGCTCGACGCCGGCCGGCTGCATTCTGAACCTCTTCGTTGAGTGGACGGAGGAATAGGTCGTGTCCGAGACTGCTGCCCTGGTCATCATCGTCGGCATCATCGTCCTGTTTGGGACGATGTTTGCGTGCATGTTTGCACTTTCCTATCGGCTGGCGGGGATGCTCGGGCAGCTGACGAAGCTGTTGGTCCCGGCGCCGGCGGTCATCCCGGCGCCCATCACGATCGACGCATCGCCCGTTGCACCGCTCAAGCCGCGGCCAAGCCTGCCGACCCTGCCGACGCCCTCGTCACCGCCGCCGTCATTACCGCCGCCGTCATTACCGCCGTCACCAGCGGCCGGGTCAACCCCGCCATGGTATCAATGGCTTGCCGGCAAGATCGGCTTCCACGAAACCGGCAACAACCAGGGCATTGGCGATTTTATCACCGCCGCCCATTGCGGCAACGAGGGCGATCCGTGGTGCGCGATCGCGGTCAATGCCGCACTCGAAAGTGTCGGCATCCCCGGAACGCGGTCGGCGTCGTCTCAATCGTTCCGCACGCATCCGGCCTTTGTCCAGATCACCAAGCCAGCGATCGGCGCGATCGCTGTGTTCTGGCGCGACACTCCGACGTCGGGCCTCGGCCATGTCGGCTTCTATGCCGGCGAAGACGCCACCCACGTTTCGACGCTCGGCGGCAACGAGGATGATGCGGTCCGGATCGAGCCGCTGCCGAAGGCCAGCGCGACGTTCGGGCTGATCGGTTACTGGTGGCCGAAATCGGTCACGCTGCCCGTCAATGCCGTGCCAGCACCGGCTCCGCTCCCAGGCATCCAGAAGGGCATCACCGCTACCATCTTCTCGGGCAGCGGCGATCTCGAAACATCGGCCTACACCGGCAAGCCGGTCGACCCGACGGTCCCCGGCGTGGCGCTGCCGCTGCATTTCCAGGGCACCAGGCCGAAGGTTCGCGTCAGCGCCAATGGCCGCTCGGTCGACTGCGAGATTTGCGACGTCGGGCCGCACAACACCCATGACCCTTATTGGCAGACTGGGGCCCGGCCGCTTGCCGAGGCCCAGCTTGGCAACCGCGCCGGCATCGACCTTACGCCGGCCGCGGCATCAGCAATCCAGATCGACGGCAAGGGGCTCGTCGATTGGGAGTTCATCCAAAGCCCTTTATCACCCACGGTTACCTGAAGGAACAACCTATGACTTTTGATCTCGCTGCAACTGCTGCCACGGCGGAAACCGTCGTCGAGGACATCATGAAGATTGAGCCGGTCCTGGCCAACATCGCGGGCGCGTTCGTCCCCGGCGTATCGGCCGTCCAGTCGATGCTGATGATGGCCACGCCCTTCGTCGAGAACGCCCTCAAGGCGGTCGCGGCCAACAACGGTGGCAATACCCTCATGGCCATGCTGGAGGTTCTGAACCAGTTGACCCCCGGCATGCCCAACTCTCCGACCCTCTCGGCGCCGCCGGCTCCCACCCCGATCCACGTCACCGAAGCATCCTGATCGCGCGCAGGCGGGGCGCCATCCCGGCGCCCCAGCTCTGACAATGAGAGGCCACATGAACGTCGAATACACGATGTCGATTGGCGACATCCTACAGGTTGGAACTATCATCATCGGTGGCCTCGGCGTGGTGTGGGCACTCAAATCCGACGTCCGGCTCCTCAAGGAGGGCGCCAAAAACCTGAAAGACGACCTCGTTCAAATGCAGATCGAAATCAAGAAGCTGGCCGAGGTCCTGGTCAACGTGGAGAGCATCCGCGGCGACATCAGGGTGGCGCAGGCCCGGATCACGGCCAACGAACAGGACATCCGCGAATTGCGCCACCGTCACCAAGAGAGGTCGGCATCATGATCGAGATTATCATCGCCGGCGCCGCGGTAGCTGCCGCCCTGGTCTGGCGCCGCCCGAAAAAGCCGCAATACGCACCGCGAGTTCCGTCGCAACCGGATCCCGCCGTCAATCGGCGCATAGCGAACGCCCTCGCCCTGCCTGTCAGCATGTATCCAGGCGGGAAGCCGCGCCGGTAACCCCAAGGTAACCCTACGTGCCAGTTTTCACCATCTGTTCACGGAATTTGTTGTCGGCGCCGTCAATAAAATCAAGTATTTAGCCTATGGCAACAGACCTGGGAGACTAGGGGTCGGAGGTTCAAATCCTCTCGCTCCGACCAATAAAATCAGGCACTTCTCGAAGTAGGCAATCTCTCTTGGTAACCCTTCCGGTAACCTAACGCACCTTGGAGGCGTCCGTCTGCCAGTCCGGATGGTGATGGCCGTAGACGCGCTCCACCATCTCGGCCGTCATGCCGACGGACTTCGCTGTGTCCCAAATAGACACCCGGTTCTTGAGCAGATGGGTTACCCGGGAATGTCTCAGGACGTGAGGCGTCACGTCGGGACCGAGCCCGGCCGCCTCGACCGCGGTATCCCAAGATCGCCGCAGCTTGCCGACCTTCCGATGCTGCCAGTGGACGACGAACGGGCAGGGCATCAGCGGCTTCTCGCCCTTAGCGACGCGCGCCTCGTTGGCCCTGGCGAGGTTCGCCGCGTCGATCCGGCGCCAGCGCCGCAGATGGGCGAGCAGCCGATCGCCGACGCGCACCGGCGGCGTCCGCTTGTGGCTCTCGGCGGCGCCCGGCGCCCGGCGCTGCATCACGCCGGTTGTGAAATTTATCATGTCCCAGCGCAGGGCGAATATGTTGTTCGAGCGCGAGCCCGTGTACCAGCCGATCACGATAAAGCGGGCCAGATGCGGGACGCGACGCGCGGCGCGCAGCAGGGCGCCGGCCTCCTGGCGCTCAAGAAATCGCTGCCGGGATCCGGACGCATGGGGCAGCACGATCGGCGGGATGGCGTCCAGCGGGCCGTGGTGCAGATGCCAATGGTTGATCGCCGAGCGGAGCACCTTCAAATCATTGCGTGCGCCGGGCCGGTTCTTGGTCTTGGCATAGGCGATGCAGTTTTCAGCCGTGACGTCGGCCAGCATCTTGAGGCCCCACCACCTCGCCAAGTTCCGGACGTTGTATTCCGTGTTCGACCCTGACGGGATCTGGTTCAGATGCTCAGTCAGGTACGCCTTGAGCACATCCGCCAGCAGTGGGTTTCTGTCCTTCTTGGCGACTTCGTGCTTGCCGGTCAGGTAGTCCGAGAGCGCGGCTTCGGCTTGCGGAAGCTCGCTTGCAGAGAAGCCAGTGCGCGTGCGGCGTTTGCGGTCGATGATGGTCCACCGATCGCGCTCCTGGTCCAGCCAGAGATGGGGGCCTCTACTTTGACGCGGCATGTCTCGCTCATAGCCTTAAGGTCTGCGATGGTCGTAAAGTAGCACCGGCCGACTTTGAAGACGTTAAGATTGCCTTTCGCTGCCTGCGCCTTAAGCACCGCGACCGACACCGCGCCACGAAAGAACGTGGCGCTGGCGTCTTGCAGTGTGATCGGGTCGTCGTCGGCCGTGACGCGGGCAGGGGTGCGGCTCATGGTCTCACCACTCGATTGCGTCAAAGTCGTCATCGCCGGGCCGATCGGTCGTCTCTTTCGCGTCCTGCTCTGCCGCGATGACGTCGCAGCCTCGGCCCTCGCACTCTTCGCACTGGCCGATATCGGTTTCGAGATCCGGGTCGTCGTGCTGCGGATCGTGGCGCATGGTGCGCCCTTCGATGCAACGGGTGTTGGTGTAGATCGGATTGCGCCTCATGCGTCACCCTAAAGGTTTTCTTCGATGTAGTCGGCGATCACGGAGAACGACTTGCCGCCATCGTTCATTTCTGCGAGCTTTTCCTGTTCGTCCTGAGAAAGTCGAACGGTGCCCAGCATGTTCTGGCTGAGATAGTCGTCGCCGGTCCAGGTCTGTTCCCAGCGGTCAACTCGCGCATTGGATCGAACCGGGACGCCATACAGCGCGCCGCCGCTGTCGGTCCAGTCTGTTCCGAGCACGTCGCAGAGCACCCCGAGGCAGCAGTAACTTAACACACCTTCCTCGCCATTGATTTCGACGCGCAGGCCATTAATGGCTTGCTTGTATTCCCTGCTGCGCAGGGCTTCGGTCCATTTGGCCTTGATCTTCGGGTCCATCATTTCAGTAATCCTCCAGGGGTTCATCGTGCCAGTAGTCGGCATCAGTTAAAACGTCAGGACGGTAGTGGCTCATCTTCTCGGCGTGGCAACGGTCGCAGGAGTAACAAAGAAAGATCCCGCGCGCGTCGTGCTGCGCGTCGGGAAATTCTTTCGAGCCGCAGGGGCATTGGCGGAGGCGGCTCATGCTCCCATCCTCCGTTCCATGGCGCACAAGCGCCGATAGTCGGCCTCTTCGCGCTGGTAGCTGTCGTGGTCGGCGATCTGCTTCCGGGTGCAGCGGGCGCGGTCGATCACCAGCACCTTGCCGGATCCAGAGCACACGCCGCAGGGCTTGTCGTAATCGCCGCGAAGATAACCCTCGCGGAAATCCTCGTCCTGCTCGGCCCATTCGGAGGCGGTAAACCCGCCGCCGTCGCATTCGACGCTCGCGCCGCGGTCGGTGCCGCAGCCCTCGCAGCGCCGGCAGATCGCCCATTTGGCGGGGAGGTCCACGCCGTCGACGGTTATGGTCGCCCTCATTACTCGGTCTCCGCAACTTCATCGGAGTAGGCGTTGGCGCGGGCCAGGATGGCGTTGGTCGCCTCGTTGTCGACGTAATCGGAAATCACGCAGGAGCCGTTGCCGTAGACGAGCCTCCACCCAGCCGAGGCCAAGCCCTCTTCTGACGAATAACAAACGGTCGCTGTCCGACGCGAAGCACGCTGCAAGGATGGCGTCCTTATCGACCGATCTGTAAATCTCGCTGCTGTCGCCGCCGTTGTAGACCGACACAGCGTAGCCTTGGGCGAGAGCGTCATCGACAATCATGGTGACGATCTTCTTTTCGATCTCCTGGTCGTTCATGACGTCGCTCCAACCATCAGCGCGTCGAACGCCTCCGACGTCGCGGCGGAAACCTCGCCCGACGCCATTATGTCGTTGTAAACCATGGTGCGGATCAGCCGCGCGCCTTCCGTGTCGCGCTCCCATGCATCGTGGGCCTTGATGCTGTCGAGCGCCCACCCGATGCTTCTCTTGTTCGGCGCGATCCTCGCCAGCTCGGCGTCGAACGCGGCCTTCTGGACTTTTGTGGCATCGGCGAACCACTTATCGGCTGTCGCTTCGGCGCGCTCCAGGCGCTCGGCCTGTTCGGTCAGGTCGACCGGCGAGTAGTGAGGGTTCTTCGCGTAATAGGACATGGTTGCGGTAGCTCCCGTGCTGGAATGACGGGCGAAGGGTATCCCAATTTTATTGGGTAATCAAGCGGGCAATCCCAAGAAAAATGGGTTTCCGAACCAGGGAGTAATACGGACTAGAAATCAATGGACTTTTTAGCCGAGGGTGGGCTACCGAATGAAACGTGGGGTTGTGCATAGAAATTGATGCACATTTAAGGGAGTAAGTAATATGGCAAACGATGTCCCCTTGTGGCAGAGGCGGCACGCCATACATGTGGTGGGGGAACTGCCTGACGATCCGGCCGAGGCGCTGATTGTGCTGAGACTGGCCACCGAATTGGTGGAAAAATTCCTAATTCCCGCACCCAGCCTCGCGAAGGCGGTCGCGTAGCGACACCGGCAGGCCATTCTCATCACCGTCATAAAGCCAGTCCCGGGTCATTCCCGGGACTGCGCGTTTGATCCGTTGCGCCAGGTCCACGGACAGAGAATACCCGACGAGAGCGTTGTTCAGCCGCTTCGTATCGACGCCTAGACGCGCGGCGAATGCATCCTGCGTGGGAATGTGTTCGGCTGCCATGATGGCCCGCAGGCGGCGCGCGATCGGCGAGTTCCGGCCGTCTGGATGCTTTTCGGACATGCAAATTTCTGACTCGATCCCAAATAAATTTCCAGCCAAACAAGTTTCCGGCTTGTTTTCCCAATTTAGTTGGGTTATTTCGAGGCATGGAAGAGATTTTGACAGCCTCGGAAGTCATGGATGCCCTCGGCGGCAATACCGGCGTCCGTATGCTGACCGGATCCACGGCTAACGCCGTCTCGAACTGGCGCGCGTTCGGCACATTCCCCTCAAGCACCTACGTCGTGATGCTCGCCGCTCTGAACGCGCGCGGCAAAACCGCACCCGCCTCGCTGTGGAAGATGCGGGAGATCGCGTCATGACCTGTCTCGCATCACTTGCGCCGCGCCCGCGCCTCGAACGCGGCAAGTTCGCGCAAGCGGCGTGCGACGTATTGTTTGTGCTGTTTTCTCTTTTGTTCTGCGGCGTGGTCGCCGCAGCGATCGGATGTCCTGTGGCTGTAGCACTGCTGTTTTTCTAAGACGCGAGCGGTTGCAGCCGCAAGCGTCTCGAATGTCAACGGTTCGTCGTTGTCGTCCTTCATGCTCTTCAAACAGCACGAAGGAATTCCAAAGTGGCGGAAAAGTACGACGGTTATCTGGATAGGAAGAAGCAATCCATGTCCTCGATCGATTGGAAGGCCGACATCGAAATCATCGCGGGGCCGATCAAGCCAAGCGACACGCGCGAAAGCTGGCTGGCCCGGGCGGCGCGCAAATCAGGGATCAAGCAGAGGCTCATCAAAGCCCTGTTCTATTCGGAGATGACCGATCCGCGGGTTTCGGTCGCCTTGAAAATTTGGGAAGCGGCAAAAAAAGCGCGGCTGGAGGAAGCGCAACGTGAAGCGTTGGCCTTGAGTAACACGTTCAAGTCACTGGCGGAGGGGATGTCAACCAATGAGAATTTTAATCGCAAGGATGTTGCTGCACTTCTCGATGCAGCTCGCATTCTTGGCAACGCGGATCGCGCCTGAGATTTTTAACATAGCGGGGAAGGGGTTTTCCAATGATGTCGGAACTATCGTTGCATGTATCGAGAGCCGAAGCCCACGAGCGACACAGACAATTCCATCAGCGGATCAAGGACGTCGCTGACCGTCACGCCGCGAAGATAGCGGCGCAGCGCGATGCGGCCCAGGAGGCGATCCTGACAAAGGCTGTCGAAGCTCCCAATCCTGTATCGATCGAGGAATGGCGCAACAAGCAGATGACTAAGTACGAGGTCAAGATCGAGCACGACATCGATGTCAGGACCGTCGACGCCAGGAAAATCCAACTCGCGGTAGCGGAGGAATATTGCATATCCCTCATCGATATGATCTCGCGCCGCCGCGACTATAGGGCGGTCCTCCCTCGCCATGTCGCCTTTTATCTCATCAAGAAATTAACGCTGCTCAGCCTGCCGGCGATTGGTCGTCGTTTCGGCGGCCGGCACCATACGACCGTGCTGCACGGCGTCAAAAAGATAGAACGGATGATGGAGGCCGATCTGGTCTTTGCGGCAGAGGTCGAAGCCCTTAAGTCCAAACTTGAAGCCGGCCGATGATGAAGACCATCGCCGAGCAGTATCACCGCAGCCGTCGCGAATACGCCACGGCGCAAACCAAGGTCCGGCAGCGCGAAATCCTCACGAGGATGAAGGCGCTGCTGACCAAGCAGATCCGCAAGGAAGTTCGCGCGGAACGAAGGAAGTCCCACTAACCAACCAAGGAAACGACGATCATGAACGTCCCGCAGACCATAGACATAGAGCGATTGCCGACATCGATACCGATCCCGCAGGCCACGTCATCGAACCAGTTGCTTGCGGTGCTCTCCCGCGTCATGGGCGACCCATCGGTCGACATGGTGCGCCTGGAACGCGCCGAAGCGATGTACGAGCGCGCGGTCAAGCGCGATGCGGAGGTCGCATTCGCCAACGCCTTCGCCGACGCCAAGGCGGAAATCCCCGTCATCGAGAAAAACCGGCGCGTCTCATTCCCCTCGAAAACCGGGCCGGCCGTCGAATACAATCACGAGGATCTTGGCGGCATCGCCGAGTTGATCGACCCTATCCTCGGCCGGCACGGCCTCACCTATCGCTGGGAGCTCGATGAACTGCCGGAAGGGCGGTTCAAGGTCACCTGCATCCTGGCGCATCGCGCGGGCCACTTTGTCACCGCATCGTCCAGCGGCTCGCGCGACACCAGCGGCCAGAAAAATGACTTCCAGGCGCGGCAATCGGCCGAAACCTACCTCAAGCGCAGCACCCTAAAGGCCGTCGTTGGCCTAGCCACCCGCGAGCGCGACGATGACGGCCACGCGGCGTCGAGCGCCCTCGCAGCGGGTCCGGAATACGTCTCCACCGAACAGCTCGCCCGGCTGAACGCCCTGGCCGACGAGCTCCACGTCGACAAAGCGGCTTACTGCCGCCTCGCCATGAGGGTGCAGAGCCTCGCCCACATCCCCGCGGCCGACTACGACTACGCCGTCTCGCTGATGGAAAAGAAGCGCAAGCAGGGGAGCAAGTAACATGGATCAGGAAGTCACCATCACCCGGCTGCCGAACGGTGATCTACCCGCGCTCTTCCCGAAAGAGAGAGATGTCGCGTTGGCGACATTCACCGGCCCCGGAATGATCCAGCCGTATCTCGATCATGTCCGACGTGAGATCGATGGGTTTTCGGCCGACGTCAACACACCCCGCGGCCGGCGGGATATTTCATCCTTCGCCTTCAAGATCACCAAATCCAAGACGTTTCTCGATGGCGTCGGCAAGGAGCTGGTCGCCGACCTCAAGGAGATCCCGAAGAAGATCGACGCCACGCGCAAGCTGGTTCGCGACACCCTGGACGCCTGGGCCGACGAGGTTCGCAAGCCGCTGACCGAGTGGGAAAAGGCGGAAGAAGCCCGGATCGAAACCCATAAGCAGATCATCGCGCGGATCACGGCGCGGTCGCTCTACCTCGAAAGCGCGACCGCGGCCATGTTGAAAGACGCCCTCATGCAGACGGAGGCCGAGGAAGTCACGCCCGATGCCTGCGAGGAATTCCTGGCCGAATATCAGCGTGCTCGTGACAACGCGGCAACGATCCTGCGCAGCATGATCCCGCTGCGCGAGCAGGCGGAAGCCGATGCAGCGGAGCTGGCGAAGCTGCGAGCGGAGGCCAAGGCGCGCGAGGAACGCGACCGCTTCGAGGCCGAAATGATCGAGCGGCAGCGGATCGAGAAAGAGCGAGCCGAGAAGGCCCGCGAAGAGGAAGCCCGGCGGCACGTCATCGCGGCCCAAGCAGCCATCCAGGCCGAAGCCGATCGCGTAGAGCGAGAAGCCCGGCTTGTGCGCGAAGCGGAGGAACGGGTCGCCCGCGAAGCCAGCGAGGCCAAGGCGCGAGCGGCCGCGGCGGAAGCGCAAAGGGCGCGCGACGAGGAACACCGCAAGATGATCCACGAGGATATCCGCAACGATATGTGGGATTTCGTCGGGGACGCAGACGCCATCGATCGGCTGATCGAAGCCATATCGGCCGGCATCATCAGCCACGTAACCATCACCTATTGAGGACACCATCATGATGCAGATCCACAACATGCCGCAAGGCACCCCGGAATGGTTCGAGGCTCGAAAGGGCTTGCCGACAGCCTCCAACTTCTCGAAGATCCTCGCCAAGGGGAAGGGCCTGACCCGCGCCAGCTATATGAATTTCCTGGCCGGCGAGATCATCACCGGCGAGCCGGGCGAGACGTACCAGAGCGCGGACATGGTTCGCGGTCACGTCATGGAGCCCGAGGCTCGCGACCTCTACGCCTACCTCGCGGAAGTCGAGCCGGTTCAAATTGGTTTCATTACCAACGGGCCGAAGGGCGGCAGCCCGGACAGCCTGATCGGCAATGACGGCCTGTTGGAGATCAAGACCAACAAGCCGAGCGTCCTGGTCGAATACCTCGACGCGGACGAATTCCCCTCGCCCTACGTGGCGCAATGCCAAGGCAATTTATGGATCGCCGAGCGCGAATGGGTCGATATTGTTTGCTACTGGCCCAAGATGCCAACGCTCATCAAGCGGGCCTACCGCGACGAGACATACATCCGCAGGCTCGCCGAAGAGATCGACCTGTTCAACGAGGATCTGGCTGCGCTGGTCGAAAAGCTGCGCCGCTACGAGACACCGATGAAGGCGGTGGCGTGATGTCCGGATCAGTCAACAAGGTCATCCTGATCGGCAACGTCGGGCGCGATCCGGAGATCAGGCGCACCCAAAGCGGCGACCCGATCGCCAACATCCAACTCGCGACCAGCGAGAGCTGGCGCGACAAGGCGACCGGCGAGCGCAAGGAAAAGACCGAGTGGCACCGCATCGTGGTGTTCGGCTCGCTCGCGGCCGTGGTCGAGAAATACGTCGTCAAGGGCCAGAAGCTCTACATCGAGGGCAAGATCCAGACCCGCAAATGGACCGATCAGGCCGGCGTCGAGAAGTATTCGACGGAGGTTGTCCTCAACGGGTTCAACGCCACCCTCACCATGCTGGACAAGCCCGCGGCGCGCGACGAGCACCATGACCAGACCGAGCGGCCGGCGCGCAACGAATATGCCGAGGCGCATGGGAAGCCGCGGGGGGCCGGCGTCAAGCCGGTCAACGATCCGAGTTTCGATATGAATGACGACATCCCGTTTTGACGATGCAACAGCCATCACCATATCGGATCGAAGGCCCGGCGCTGATCTCATTCAGCGGAGGTCGGACATCGGCCTATATGCTGCATGAGATCGTGTGCGCCTATGACGGCGTATTGCCGGATGACGTGCATATTACCTTCGCAAACACGGGCAAGGAGCGCGAAGAAACGCTTCGGTTTGTCTATGAGTGCGGTTCACGCTGGAATGTCCGTATCCGATGGCTCGAATGGCGGGATACGACGGACGGATTTGAGGAAGTCGGGTTCAACAGCGCCAGCCGTGATGGCGAGCCATTCAAGCGGCTTATCGACAAAAAGAAGAGACTTCCGAACTGGAAAGAGCGTTGGTGCACCCAGTATCTCAAGGTGCGGACGATGACCGATTTTGCGAAGTCGTTGGGATTGGCCCCCAACACCTATAGGGAGGTCGTGGGGCTCCGGTACGATGAGGGGCATCGTATCTTCAAGGGAATTGCCCGAAGCGAAAAAGACGGCCGGCAGGTCATCTGGCCCCTATCCAAAGCCAAAATAACGAAACCGGACGTGATGGCCTTTTGGGCGACTCAACCGTTCGACCTCGGCTTGAAATCTTGGGAGGGAAATTGCGACCTTTGCTTTTTGAAGGGGCGCGGGATTCGCAAGGCGATCATTCTAGACGACCCGTCACGAGCGGATTGGTGGGCTGAACAGGAAACCCTCCACAAGGGTAAGCAAGAACGCGGTTGGTTCGATAAGCGCGACAGCATCGCCGGCCTCGTTGCCGAGGTACGACGATCGCCAGGCCTTTTCGAGTCTATTGATGATGATGAACACGACGCTGAATGTGGCCTGCACTGTGCAGCAGAACGATCAGGTAAATGATGGCACAGGCAGTCCTCACCCTCATCAGCCCGGCAATCCGCGAGCGGGCGATAAACTGGATACGCAAAATCCCTGACGGGTCTCGCGTCGAATTCAGGCCGCCCGCACGCACGCTGCCGCAAAATAGGAAGATGCGGGCGATGCTGACTGACGTGGCAACTCAGAAGCTACACGCCGGCCGGCGCTACGATGAAGACACGTGGAAGCTGATCTTCATGTCCGAACTCGGCATCAAGGTCGACTTCGTTCCGAGCCTGGACAACTCGACCATGATCCCCATCATGCCAAGAAGCTCCGAATTGTCGGTCGAAAAAATGTCGGGCCTGATCGAGATCATGTACGCCTGGGGCGCGGAGAACGGCGTCAAATGGACCGAGGATAGTCCGAAGGCTCAAGCCGTCCTGACATCGCTGCGCCAGCGGCAACCGAGGCTCAAGGCGCCGAAGCACCTTGACCTCATCAGGCAGCAGCCGTGCTGCATCTGCGGCGACAACACCAGCACAGAGGCCGCCCATATTCGCGCCGGCTCCCAGCGCCACGGCAAGTTGCCTACGGGTATGGCTGAGAAGCCCGACGACAAATGGACTGTGCCGCTCTGCGGAAAGCATCACCGCGCGCAGCACGCCATGAACGAACTCGAATTCTGGCGGATCCACGCGATCGACCCGTTCGAGATTGCACTGTCCTACCAACCGGAGACGACCAAATGAGCGACCATCCCCTGAGCAACGTCACCAGCACCGTCGTCCACATCGGGTCGCCGGCGCCTGGGCACAACCATCCACCGAAGGATGACACGCTGTCTCCTGAGAGCGAGGCTGCGCACGAAAAGGCCATGGGCCAACTCAAGTCGATCGTCCAGCGCATCGAGGCGATGAACGAGGAAATCAAGGCCCTCGCGGACGACCGGGCTGACATATTCGCCGAGGCCAAGGGCAACGGCTTCGACGTCAAGGCGCTGCGCACGATCGTCCGGATCCGCGCGATGGACAAGACCAAGCGAGACGAGCAAGAGGCCATCCTCGACACCTACATGACGGCGCTTGGGATGATCTGATCCAGATGACCCAATGGTTCAGGTTCTACGGAGATGCCATCAACGACCCGAAGGTTCTGAAGTTGCCAGAGGTCACCCGCTGGCGATGGGTAGCTGTGCTATCCGCCGCCTCGAAGCACCACGGCCGCATACCGGCGCATGACGACCTCGCACTGATGTTGAGAATCACCGCGGCGGAAACCAAATCGCTGCTTGCGACCTTGGAGAAAGCCAACCTCATCGATCGCGACACCGAAGGTTTCACCCCGCACAACTGGAACAAGTTCCAGTACAAGAGCGACGTTTCGACTGAGCGGGTGCAGAAACACCGAAACAAAAAAGGAAACGTTTCTGAAACGTTTCATGTTGTTCCAGATGAAACGCAGCCGACTGCTACTGTAACGCCCCCAGAGACAGATACAGAAGCAGATACAGAACAGAAAGGTGGTGGGGTGACGCGCGAGGCCGAGGAAGCCTACCTTCTGGCGTTGGGTCAGTCGTCCGGACCCGACAAGCCGCCCGAAAAAAAGAGGCTTATCAGCGAAGATGCCTTCGCCCTGGCGCCCGAGCTCCTGCGCATGATCGGCGTCGAGGACGGCCACCCGCTCTCGATGGGTGCGCCATACAGCGTCCAGACATGGCTCAACGGCGGCTGGCCTGTCGAGGCGATCAAGGCCGGCATCCAGCGTGCCATGGCGAACAAGCAGGGCGACCCGCCGAGCACCCTGAAATACTTCGAGAAGGCGATAGCTCGCTGCTATGCCGAGATGAACCGGCCGCTACCCGTCGTCAAACTCGTCCCTCAAACCATCACGGAGACGCACCATGGAAAAGCTCAACGTCCAGGCGGCAGCCTCATCGCCTCAATCGACGCCGAACTCCGAGCCATCGAACAAGAAGAAAGCCTTGCTGCAAGGGATGAAGGTTCTGTTCGGCTCATATCGGCTCGACCAGTACAGTGACCCTGAGATGTTCAAGGTCAACATCGGCATGGTGTTGGAGCAGTATCCGATCGACACTGTTCGCTTCGTGACCGACCCGCGGACCGGCATCCAGCGGCGCTGCAACTGGCCACCGACCGTCAAGGAAGTGGTCGACGCCTGCGACCAACACATCCAGGCCAGCGCGCGGACGGCCCGCTATCGCAACTGGGGCAAGCGAAACGCGATCGAGGGGCCGAAGCCGGTCAAGCCGACGCTGGAAGAGCTCAAAGCGAAATACGGGCCGAATTGGGGAATTGGATTTCAGGATCGACCTGGCGCGGGCGACTGGATCGACGAAGCGGCAAAGCGGCTGCGGGAGAAGCACCCAAAGGCTTTCGAAACGCTAAGGCAAGATTAACGATGACCCTGCATAAACTGGCGCGCGACAAGCTGGCTAAGCAGCAATTAAAACGGAGTTCTACGATGAGAAGCGGCATGACCATTACTGAGATACTGAAAGAGTCTAGTGAGATCGAGCGTGCACAACAGCGGCGCTGCCTCGCATATGAAATTGAGAAGTTGGAACGCGCCACTTTTACCGCCATCGCATGCAGTCAAATCGCCAAAGTCACCCAGCACATCGGCTGGCTCAAGCAGTACCTCAGCAACATGACCGAGGACAATTGGCGCGACATGAAGCTTCGCGCGGAACGGCAGTTGGAAGAATTGAGCGCGGCGCTAAAGCAAGATTAACGATGCAACAGCCATCACCATATCGGATCGAAGGCCCAGCGCTCGCCGCCATCATGCGCGAGAACCTAGGCATCGCAAATTGGTGGATTGAGCAAGAGAAGGCCGCCAAAGGTCGTTTCGTCACCGAGTACAGCTACGCAAGCCTGCTCGACCACACAGATCGGTCGCCCACGCTATTCGACGACGAGCACGACGCTGAATGTGGCCTGCACTGTGCAGCAGAATGACGCCGTTAACGGCAAGATAGCGGGGAAGCAATGAAGCACCATCATCACAGCGATGACGGCAGGGTGCATTGCGAGGGAGTTAGGGCTGACTACCTACTCTGCGGCCTTGCACCGGAAGGCGCGACCGGCGGGGCCGAATGCACAGAAACAGCGGCGGCCATCAACTGCCGTGATTGCATTTCCGTGATCGAATTTTGTCGGAAGGTGCGCCCAGGAGAGTGGGTCGGCACGCAACGCGGACGCCGTTGACGCGTCGTTAAAACACAAGGGAGCGCGTAGTTAGCGATGCCGAAGATCACGTATGAGCAGGAAGAGGAATATCGCCGCTTGAAGACCCAGCGCGACGTGTTGGACTGTGCGATATCCCAGATGGTTGGCTACGACGCTGCCATCCGCGTGATTGTGCGGCATGATCTTCTGCAAGAGTTCGCCGAGGAGGTTCGTGCGGCCGGCACCGCTTCGAGCAACAAAAACGGCACCCCGTAGGGTGCCGCGCCTAGGCTCGTTTCGATCTCAGGAGTTTAGTCGTACTGCGGGGCTTGCGTATAGGGGCCGTCCTGGCGAGCAACCCAGCCGGCCCCGTCGTCGAAAAATTGAATGCTAAAGCCGGGGATTTCGACCGGGATGGTATCCGTTCCCCAGAGTTCGACAAACTCGGCGCAGGCGGCAACGGCAGGAACCTCCTTGATTTCGCCGTTCGGGAATTTGACTTTCGCGGTGCACATCTGCTGGCTCCCTTCGTTAGCGAGTTGCGTTGACCGGATGTTGCGGCACGTCCGGGTATTCCTCGTAGTCGTCATGCTCCACGCGGTCCCAGGCGTTCCTGGCGGCTACCGCCCGGTTGAGCCAATCGACCGCGGAGTTGAGCTCGACCAGGGCCGACGCCTTCGCCTCGTCGGTTGATCCATCGGATCTTCGTCGCAATCTTATTAATTTCCGCGGCCTTAGCCTCCAGCAGAGGCATCAGATCGTAATTGACTACCGGCGGGACATCATCGGCGGCCAGCCAGCGCCGCATCGTGCGGTCCGAGACATTGAGAGCCCGGGCCAATTCGGACTGCCAGCGCGGGCCGTAGAGGGCCGCGCCGGCTTCCACGATGCAGCCGCCGATGCAGTGATACGTGCTTTTCATCGACCGGCCCTCATAATCAGGGTAAGCGGGGCGGCGCCGCCGCCGCACCATACCCGGCCAGACCGGCTCAATTCGGCCAAGGAGCGTTGAAAGTCGTCTTCGTCATCGGGGAAGCAGTCGCGCAACTCGCACTGGCAGCGCAGCGTTTCATTGCCGCTGTTGTCTGTATCGTAGATCAGGACAAGCATCGGTCAGCGCTCCATCTTCCCGGCCAAAAGGTCGACCAGATCGATCTGCGCCGCGTTGTCCGAGAACAGCCCGACATCACACGACCGTTGCGCCACGCGCGGCTTGATGGGTTCAGCGGCCTTCCGTTTGAGAAGGCCGGCAACGTCGGGCTGCGCACCCGGTATTTCTATCTCTGTTTGCCTCATTGGGACGCTCCTTTGCGGCGGGCCATTCCCGCCGACGTCCTACTATTAGGACATCTCAACAGGAACTTCAACATTAATTCCGAAATCTGTGGAGTACCGTTGGCGCAACTCGTCAGGGCATGTCTCAGTGGTCAGGACCCGACAGTCACGTCCCACTGAAGGAAATAAAAATGATGAACGT